CTAACGCACTTCCTATTTCAATAATGCTATCTTCATTAACTTCTGATGTAACAGCAGTAAGAATGCCAAGTTTTTTCGCTAAAACTTGTACTCTTTCAAATGTTGGTTGAGATTGAGTAATAGCAGTGCTTTCACCAACCCAATAAGCAGTTGTAGAAGCAGAGTTCTTCGGAACCCACAAAGTATCACTACTCATAGTACGGATAGCAGCATTTTGTCTAACTACACCGTATGTTTCACGCAAGAAGATAAGTTCAGCAACGAGTTCATCTGGTACTAAAAATCCACCAGCAGAGTTTGTGCCTTCATTAACTGCTTTGTAAGAGGTGTTTTCAGACAACCACTTAATAGCCTTCTTATTGCCTTTTGTTGAAAGAGCAAACATACCAAAAGCATATGCCATTTTGGCTTTTTCATAGCCAGTTTCACCAGAGAATGGTAAGTTTTTATAAGAACTTGCACTCATTGGCAAAATAATATCAGATGTGTGTTCCACAGATTTTACCTCATTATTTACAGGAAGGATTTGCTCATCAGCAGCCTTCATAACATTGATTTTTAAACTTATTTCATCATTTTCAGATAAGAACTTTTGAGCTTGTTCAACAGTTCCTTCTTCAGATGTTAAGATTTCTTTTGCTTTGAGAGCATTTTCTCTCTTTTTAGCTTCAAGAGCTTCGATATTCATATTTTAATCCTCGATTAAATCTAACATTGCTTTTTTGAGAAGCATTTGCTTAATATTATTGTTGTTTTCTTCAACTATTTTCTGTTCTTCAACAGTTTTAGTCTCAACAACTTCTTCTTCTTTCTCATTTGCGTCGCACAAAGAGTTCCAAAGAATACTTGCGAGTTTTTTACTCTCGCTTCTGCTTAAACACATTGCCTCTCGCAATGTTTTTTCAGCATCTCTAATATCAACTGGTCTATGAGATGTTTTTTGTAAGAAATGTTTAACTTCTTTCTCAACATCCATACCATTTGACATAAAATCATTTATAGTACTAATAGAATACATCTTATAATCTTCAAAAAGTTTTTCTAAATCTAAAGAACTATTATCTTCAAGATACATTTTGACTGCTTCATTTAATCTTTCATTCAAGCATTCTAAACTATCAAATAACATTTCTTCCTTGATACCTTCAAAGATATTCATAGGATTTAATGGTTCTTCCATTTCATCTTCACTTTTATCGTAATATTCTTTTAGCATTTTAGCATTTACAATATTTCTGTGCTCTGCTGGTCTTGGAGTTAATGAACCTTCAGAAATAGTCCATCTTTTAATCTCATAAGCAGAACCAACACTCTTTCTTTCTACCATATGTGCTGCTGCGCCTGATGAATAACCAAGTTTGCCTTGTTTAGCAAGTTCCATAATCATCTTGTTATATTCATCATTCATATCAATCTGCGCTTCATACCACAAGCCTTTATCGTCCATTTTTACAAAGCCAGAACCAATATTTTTAGTTCCAATGACTTTATCTTGTCCGTGGTGGTAGTAAAGATTTAAGGCAAACTTTTGACCATCTTTTAAAGGTCTTCCAAAATCTGTTTCATTAGTAAAATAATCGCCTTCCAAATCAGTGTCAGAAGGATTACCAAAACGTACCAGATAACCTTGAACTGTATTGCCTACAAGTTTAATGTTTTCACCAAAATAATATAAGTTATCGCTCATTATTTGCCTCATAAGATATTCTATCAATACTTTTATCAGTTGCCTTTACTGTATCCGATTGCTGTGTCCTTACTACATTTTCGTCAGAAACAGTTGGAGAACCAGTGTTTGTAAGACCAGCAATAAGTTTTGCTTCTTCTAATGTAGCAATACCAGCACTGTAAAGTAACTCTGCTCTTTTTGATGAAGCATCTAAATCATCTGCTAACGCTCTTACATTACTAACATCAAACTCAAAGTAGTCGCCTTCTTGTGTTTCTGGATATTCATACAAAAGAGAAAATGAAATAACTTCTGCTATCTGCTTGAGTAGAGGTATCATTCCATCTTCCCACGCTTGCTGTTGACTTCGCTCATAGTTTTGATAGGTAGAGCGCTCTAAACCAGCACCTAAACCTAAAACCATCGCATTTATACCAAGAGCTGCTGTAATACGCTCTTCTGGTAAACGTCTAATAGTATCTAATGTTAACTCTTCAGGAGACCAAGAGACACGATCCATCTTATAAGGACCTGTCATAACAGCAACTTGACCTGCATTGTCCGCTGTAAAATCTTCTTGTAACTTTCTCTTTACTGTTCTTGCGTCATCAGGAGAAATATCTACACTCATATCATTAGCATCAGGACCTAAAATCATCGCAGGAATAGGACCATTACGCATCAAACCAAAAGCAGTAGAAGAAGCATAGTTATCAGTGGCAATCTCTCTTAAAACACTGGATATAGGACTTCTACCTAAACGTAAATCTTTTGGATCTCTACCATATCTAAAATGAATAATATCCTTGTTTTCAAGCCTATAACTCTTACCATCAACTGTATATGTCCAATATTCAATAGGATTTGTAGAGCTTCCAACAGGCATAACCATATCAGAAGGTAAATATTGTAAACTTACTACTTTTCCATTTACTCTAATCTTTCTTACATAAGCATTACCTAATAGTTTGTAATCTTGAATGATAAAAGACCAGAAAATAGAAGAAACATAAAGACTTGAAGGATTTTTGATGAGATTTATAATAGGATGATTAATACTATCGTCTTGTTGAGTAGAAGAAGCACGATAAACTTTTGGTACTGCTTGAGAAAAGTTCCTGTTATACCAGTCAATAGAAATAGCAACAATAGAGTTAAGACCTAAATCGCCTGCCTCTTTACTCCAATCTCTTTGACTTCCTGGTAGTTGTCTTGTTAAAATACTTGTAAGACTACCATTACCATAAGCATTTAACCTATTAAAACCACTTTGAGATAACGGAAATGGAGCTTGAGAACCTGATGGCAATCTATCAGCCTTCTTACTCTTAAAAATATCAAATAATGCCATCTTTTACCTCAATAATCATTTGCGCTTATTTTATCAAAAAACATTATCCTGCTGTCCAACCTGTACGAGTTCTACTTACTTCTGAATAAGCATCTGCCAAAGCATCAACAATATCATCATTTTTGCCAAGAGGAAAACTTCTTAACTCATCTAATAAATATCTATTCCATTCAGCCCGCAACATAGTAACATTTTCCGCTGCTATTTGACTACCAACAGGATCTGCTCTTAACTGTTTACTACCACTAACAGGAAGAAATATTACTGGAAATCCTTGTAATAACTGAACTAAATGTAACTTTTGACTTTTACCAGCCTGTCCTGGATCTTGCGGCATTCTTATTCTTGTATCAGTTCCATCAAGTTCTGCTGTTTGTCTGATTATTCTATCTCTTGTTCCAGCATCATATTGACCTCTAATCATATCTAATATCCAAATACGATTATCAATATCTTTACCTAATAAGATACCAACAGTGTAGTCTCCAGCATTAGCAGTAGAAGCCAAGTCCCACGCTCTTACTTGTCTAACTATTTTTGGTCTAAATGGCTCTACTTTTATCTTTTCAGGAGAGAAATAAGCACCAGTACGAGGAATAGGTTGCTGTTGATATAAAGCATTCCAACCATAATCTCCATTTTGCGCAATCATAACTTTCTTAATCTTATTTAAATCAGCCTTGTTATATCGCTCTTTCCATAAAGGATCTCCAATCTTCCTACCAATAGCATCATCTTCACTATCACAAACAGCAGGAAGACTTAAAACTGTCCATTGATCAGGTTCAGAAGCCAAAGCACGAGCAGCAACATCATCCTCGTGCCATCTCGTACAAACCATAATAATAGCACCACCTGGCTCTAAACGTGTAAATAAATCATCGCTATACCAGTCCCACGCTTTATCTCTCATAATCATACTTTCAGCATCTTCTCTGCTCTTAATAGGATCATCAATAAGAATAAGCTTGAAACCAACACCAGTAGGAGGAGAACCAACACCTCTTGCTAAAAAAGTACCACCTTCTGGCAAAGTCCATTCATCTTGTGCAGTACTATCTTCTGAAAGTGGTCGCCTCTCTTTTACAATCTGCCTACTCTTTCTACTAAATCTTCTGGCAATACGCTCATTATAACCAGTAACAAGAACATTCTCTGTTGGATTTCTCTCTAAAAAATAAGCACCAAAACGCACAGTAATAGTTTCAGTCTTACCGTGTCTTGGAGGCATATTTATCATCAACCTCTTAATCTCGCCTTTTTCCACCATATCTAAATGCTTACAAATCAACTTAATATGTTTAGCATCTACACTCCAACCAATAGGCAAAGTATCAATCATATACTGTAAATAGTTGTCAGGAGGAAGCAAAATCCTATCTCTACTTGTTTTTTGCTTCTGCTGCTGCTTCAAGAAGTCGAATTGTAAACTGTCCAATCTTCTCATATAAGTTACCTAAATCTCCTGCCTTCTGATTTAACGTATAACCAGGATCTAATGCCTGCTTTGCTATCTGTCTTAATGCTCTGGTATTCTCTGTAATCAAATCAGCCAATAAATCATCTAAACGCTTATTTTCTGACCAATCATCAGCAACCTTAATACTTTGCTTCATCCTATCCTGAATAGTTTGAATAGTAGAAATAGGCAAATCATAAGTAGAAGAAATCTTACTCTCTGTCATTCCAATAATCAAAGCATTCTGAACTTCCGCATATATTTCAGGATGCCTAATCAACTCATTGTAATCCATCGTTAAACCACTCCTTCAAAGCAGCATTAGTTTTTAGTTTCTCCATAGCAGAAGAAAGATT